ATAGATTTGTTAATCGTAGTCATATACCTATTTAGGTATTTTTAAACTACTTCAAAGCTTTGTTGGCGACTTTGTTCAATCTGCCTGATTTCATTATTTTATGAATTTTTTTCCAAGCTGATTTCTGAGGGTCTTCTGTTAAGACATAAATTCCTATCAATCCCAGTGGTAAAAGCAATAATGTGAGTAATTCTATCATTAAGCTAACCTATGTAATTGTGAAAACCTACAGGTTTTAAACCCATTATGAGTTTGTAATTTATAAGAGTCATGAATTGTTTTGTCTGAGTCAAAGTATATTTTACCTCTAAGACAATCGGGTGTAAGTATGTCACCTTTATACCATTCTTCGTTTTTTAATTCGAAAAAGATTTCGTTAGACTTCATTACAATTACTTTATTGATGTCGGTTTTATTGATTGTTTCATTTGCATTTGCTAAACCAACTAAAAACAGTGCAGATAATAATGTATATTTTATCATAGTTATTTTCCTCTACTATTTTATTATATACATATATTTAGTCACATAACTGTCACAATTACGACACATTTTTGTGACAATTTTCAGATACACAAAAAGAAAGGGGAAGACTTAACATCTTCCCCCTTCGGATACTACCGTCCTGCACGAATGATTGTATCATTCATATTTAGTTAAGCAACCCATTTAACACCACGGTATACTCCGTGCTGTGGATTACTAGACTTTTCTTTGGCAGTATCGTGCTTGGTTCCTCTGTATATACCAGCAAACTCAGAACGAGTTTCTTTTATATCAGCAGGATTGTATGAGATACCTCTGTAAAAGTTTTTCATATCATCTCCTATTCTAATTAATTAAAATAAAAAATGCGTTCCTTCAACTTTCGGTCTCGTTCCCCGAATGGGTACTTGCTTACCTCACCTGAACGGTGAGAGGTTTTCAGGTTTACTTCCGTCTCTTTCGAGATGAACGTATTATATTTAGACAAAAAAAACCCCTCAATAAAGAGGGGTTTTTAATTCGGAAGTAACTATTCTTATAGAATGTTAGATACTGCGAACTTTCTGTAGTATTGGTTTGTACCAGCAGAAGCTAGACCATTAGCAGGTGTAGAACCTACGAATGGGTTAGATACCATTCCGTATCTTGTTTTGAAACCAATCTTAGGTTGGAAAGTATTCTCACCAACCGCACGAACCATTTGCAATGGAACGTATGGGCAATAGAAAAGTCCAGCGTCATAAGGGTTAGACCCTCTGTAACCGACAGTCAAGTAATCAACACCAGCATATGGGTCGATGTAAACTTTAACTCTACCGTTTAGAACACCAGCAAAAGTATTACCAGTATCGTCAACGTTAATGTCAGTGTTAAGCGCAGGAGTATAATCTAATACACCAGCCATTGAAAGTGCAGATGCAACGTCAGAAGAACAAAGGATAAAGTTACCTTTACCTCTTCTTGTTTCTTTTGCGATTACATTTGATTCTCTTTCTATTTGGAATAATAGACCTTTGAATTTCTCAACTGACCAACGTCCGTTAGCATCAACGTCAAGGTTGAATGTTCCAGCAGAAGCAGTTGCTGACGCACCTGTTTTTGCTTGGATATTAACGTTTCTTACAACTTCCCTGTTGATTTCAGCAAGGATTTCAGATGAAAGAATGTTAGCGAGTTCAGATTCAGCGTCTAGACCGTGAATTGCTTTAAGGTCTTGTGCCAATTCTAAAGTGTATTCCGCTTTAAGTGCTCTTGATTTAGCAGTTACTGTAGCTTTCTCAATTGTGAAAGCCATTTGAGCGAATCCGTTGGAAGCTTCGACATCACCTAATGCTTCTGCAGTTGCAGTAGACATACCTGAACCAGTTGTGTCTTCATAAGAAGGCGAACTAGTGTCAAATGGGTCTGTTATCTGTGCAGCAAGTGGGCCAGCTGCTGTTGGTTGAGCAGCAGAAGAGTAACCAGTGTCTGCTTCGTTAAATAACGCTTCAGTCTTGTCTTCTCTTCCTTGTGTAGGATAATCGTTATATCTTGCTTTCATTGCAAAGATTAATCCTGTTGGGCCTGTCATTGGTTGAACACCACAAATGTCGTAAGCAACCAAGTTAGGCATAGCTCTTCTTACTAGACTAATTAGGATTGGATCCCAGTTAGAAATAGCAGAACTGCCAGTAGCATTTAAAGGTGCAGCTTCTTCAAGAGAAACTCTATCTTCGTTAAGAGCTTTTTCTTGGTTTTCTAGGATAACTGCAGTAACAGCCTTCTTGTAAGAGTCTTCGATTTTTGGCAAATCAGAATGCTCTAGGATAGGTTGCCACTTTTCCTGTAAGTTTTCAGATAAAAACATTTGTTTTCCCCTTTAAATTAACCTAATGGTTTTAGTTTACTAATTGCGTCAGAATACCTGTTCATTTCAGGAGCAAGTACAGGTGCAGACTCTTCGTCTTCAAGCGTACCAGTCCCTTCTTCAACTACAGTATCCTCGGAAATAGATTCACCTTCAATACCGAAGTATGCTTCTTTGATTTCACCAATCTTCTCTTGGAAGTCAGCTTCGTCTTTGAAGTCTACACCGTTTGCAAGTGATTCTAGTTTCTCTTTTTGTGATTCAGTTAAGTCCGAAGACGCATCCCTTACCACATTTTCTCTCTTGAGAGTGTCCAACTCTTCTGCGATGTCCATATTTTTTTGAACTTCGGAGTCAAGTTTAACTTCCATCTCATCGAGACGATTAGAAAGCTCGTCAATCACGTCATACTTTTCTTCGGGAACTTCAACGTAATGTTCTACGAACAATTGTTTCAATCCTGAAATAAAGTTTTCAGTCATTTCAGCTTTCAAACCTCTCTCGATAGCTAATTCGTTTTCTTTCGTCCACTCATCAGCAACGTAAGACAAGTATTTGTCAACTGCTTCACTTAAGTCGGCTTTGACCTTATCTACTGAGGTTTGTAATTCTGTTTCGTAAGCTTCTTTCAAGTCTTTTTCAACTTCTGCTACTTTAGAAGTAACAGCAGCTTTAAAGATTGTTTTAGCTTTTTCTTGGTTCTCTTCTGACAAGTCTAATGCTTCTGAGATTGCATTTAGGTCGTCTTCAATTTCAATCTCTACAAGTTTAGATTCGAGTTCTTCGGAAGCTTCTTCGTCAACAGATTCTTTTTTCATCTTCTTGTCTTCGTCTTCTTCTTCCTCGTCCTCGACACCTTTCATCTTGCCGTACATCTCTTGAACCTTTTCGTCATCTAGTTTCTTAACTAGTTCGACAATGTTTCTTGCGATTTCTGCCTTAGTCAAAGACTCGTCAACCTCATCTTCTGAAATAGAAGAGAAAATACCTTGAAGGTCTTCTTTATTCATTTCCTTCATTGTGTTGACCATAGCTTTGATTGTTTCCATCTTAGAAGGAACTTTTTCTTCTGCTTCAGAAACTTCTGCTTCTTCGTCAGCGCCTTCACCTTCTTTGATTTTTTCAGCCTTATCAGGTTTCCCTTCACCCTTTTGTTGAGGGTCGTTGGAAATCTCTTTGACTCCATCTTCTGCTTTATCTACAGAATCGACAGCTTTGTCAACAGGATTTTCTTCGGGTTTGACGACTTCAGCTTTGCCGCTTTCGATTTTTTCGGCATCACTTGAACCTTGCTTAGGCGGGTTTTTGTCACCTTTCTCAGCTTTAGCGTCAGGTTGTCCTGCCTCTAATAGCTCATCTTGGTTTGTATCTAACTCTGCCATATTTTTCTCCTGTTTGAGTTTACTTTTTTATTTATATGTTATAAGTTCTTAACGAACTCTTTCCATAGATTTATTTTTGTTTCTTCCAGTCTAGCCTGTTTTTCTTTCATTAGAATCTCTCTCATAGACTCCATTTCTTGTCTTTTCAGGATTCCGTTGTCCATAATCCACTCAACACCTTCCATGATACCGTCTACAAAGGCATCTGGCGCTGAAGGGTCTGCGACAATATCACCTGCAGTTGCAAGTTGAAAGTCGGACTTCACATACTGTGCGTCTGATTTTTGTTCTAATGAACCAAGTCCTCTTGAAGAAACACCTAGTTTTGCACCGTCATCGATAAGATTTTTTACAATCTCACCGTTAGGGGTACTTAAAATCTTTGCTTTAC